CTAACGCAGAAGTTGTACAAGAAAAAGAACCAGAAGTAGAAGAACCAAAAGCAGAAGAACCAGTAGCACAAGAAGTTCCTGTTGAAGAAGAAGGCGAAGAAGTTGAATTAGACGCTGTCCAACCAGCAGTTGAAGTTCCAGCACAAGATAAATTTACCAACGATTTAGACCCGACACCAAAGACAGAATCAAAAAAATAAATACCTAGTATGACAGGTATTCCTTACAACTATAAACAATATATAGACGACGTAACTAAAATGCGTCAAAGAGGCCACATTACAGCCGGTGAACAAATAAAATCTCCAAGCTCTGCTGGTAGCAGAGGACTTGCTAAAGTTGATACTTTTATCAACAAACCAAACCAAATAATGAAAAACAACGACGTTGAAGAAAAAGACAACGAAGAATTAGCACGTATCAAAAAACTAGCCGGCATTTAATCCAAAATACCATTTGCTTTGTATCTAAGTTTGTTATATAATACGTATAACAACAGGAGAATAATATGGCAGTAAGAAACTTTAACGACGGCGAAAAACAAAAGCTAGTACAAATTATCTCACAAGGATCACAAGTTTTAGGAGAAGTAGACGACTTAAAAACTGGTCTAAAAGATACAGTAAAAGCTATTGCAGAAGAATTAGAACTTAAACCTGCATTAATTAATAAGGCAATTTCAATTGCTCATAAAGGCAATTATCAAAATATTGCTGACGACATGGATACTTTAGAAAGTATTCTGAATAGTGCTGGTAAGATTTAGTGTTTAGTTTACTCAAAGAATTTTGGGTAAACAGTTATAAAACAGACCAAGTCGCTTTTTGGTACGAACTAGTATCAGTATTAGTAACTATAATTGGTTCTTGTATTTTAACTTTTACCTCACCACATCCATTAATGCATTATGTATTTCCATTATACTTGATTGGCTCTAGTACTTTGTGTTATGCTAGTTATAGAAGAAGACAAATATGGATAGTAGTACTATCTGGATGGTTTACAATAATGAACATTATAGGAAATTTTAAAGTATTTTTATGAGTTATATAGACGCTTTCTATAAAAAAGATGAAGACAAAGTATATGTAGTTGAAAGAAATTCTAAAGGCGAAAGAGTTTTTGTTGACTTCGATGCTAGATATGTTTTTTATTATCCTGACTCTAGAGGTAAACATAGAGCTATAACAGGACACACACTACAAAAAGTACAATGTAGAACTTCAAAAGAATTCATTAAAGAGCAACGGATAAGATCCAATAAAACTCTTTATGAACAAGATATCAATCCTATATTTAGATGCTTGGAGGAAAATTACTTAGGTAAAGAAACTCCAAAACTCAATATAGTATTTTTTGATATCGAAGTGGATTTTGATCCCGAAAGAGGTTATGCCACTACTGATGATCCGTTCATGCCCATAACTGCCATAAGTTGTTATTTGAGCTGGACGGATCAATTAGTTACTTTAGCACTTAAACCAAAAAGAATGAGTATGGAAGATGCAAAAGCACAAACTGAAAGATTTTCTAATACAATGTTATTTGAAAAAGAAAAAGATATGCTAGATGCATTTTTACAACTAGTAGAAGATGGTGATGTTTTATCTGGATGGAACTCAGAAGGATATGATATTCCGTATACCGTAGGAAGAATACAAAAAGTTTTAAGTAGCGACGATACAAGACGTTTATGTTTTTGGGGTGAAAAGCCAAAACGTAGAACATTTGAAAAATATGGTAGAGAACAATTAAGTTATGATTTAGTTGGACGAGTACACTTAGATTTATTAGAATTATATAGAAAGTACACATATGAGGAACGACACAGTTTTAGATTAGATGCAATTGGTGAACACGAACTTGGTGAACGAAAAACTGTATATGAAGGTTCACTTGATGCATTATATAACAATGACTTTGGATTGTTTATAGAATATAATAGACAAGATACTAGACTACTTGCAAACTTAGAAAAAAAATTAAAATTTATTGAATTAGCTAACGAAATTGCACACCAAAATACTGTATTACTACAAACAACAATGGGTGCAGTTGCAGTTACAGAACAAGCAATAGTAAACGAAGCACATAGACGAGGAATGATTGTACCAGGCAGACGTTATAGAAAAGAAGGCGAAGAAATACAAACGGCGGCAGGTGCTTATGTGGCAACTCCAAAAAAAGGTATACATGACTGGATAGGATCAATGGATATTAATTCACTGTATCCGTCTGTTATTAGAGCTTTGAATATGGGACCAGAAACTATTATAGGACAAATAAGACCTGTAATAACTTCAGCAGAAGTTAATAGAGCTAGGTTTCAAAAGAAATCATTTGCGGCGGCTTGGGAAGGACAATTTGGTAGTTGGGAATATCAAGCAGTAATGAAACAAGATAAAGCTACAGAAATTATTATAGATTGGGCTGACGGCACATCTGTTAAAATGTCTGCGGCACAACTATATGATATAGTTTTTGAAGGTAAGAATAAATGGATGATTAGTGCAAATGGAACAATATTTACATACGAGTTTGAAGCAATTATTCCAGGACTATTAAAACGTTGGTATGCTGAAAGACAAGAAATGCAACGTAAAATGAATGCTTGTGGTGATAACGAAATTGAAAAAGAATATTGGGATAAAAGACAACTTGTTAAAAAAATTAACTTAAACAGTTTATATGGTGCAATTCTAAATCCAGGTTGTAGATTTTTTGATATACGTATAGGACAATCAGTAACATTAACTGGTCGATGTATTACAAAACATATGGGAGCAAAAGTAAATGAAATTATCTCAGGCAAATATGATCACGTTGGTGAATCAATAATATATGGTGATACAGATTCCGTTTATTTTACTGCACATAAAACATTACAAAACGATATTAATTCAGGCAAAATTGCTTGGAACAAAGAATCAGTAATTGCTTTATATGATAAAATTGCAGAGGAAATGAATACAACATTTACTAGTTTCATGACTAAAGCATTTCATTGTCCACACACACGTGGTTCTGTTATTAAAGCAGGTAGAGAACTTGTAGCAATTAAAGGTTTGTTTATTACAAAGAAAAGATATGCAGTATTGTATTATGACCGAGAAGGTGAACGTGTAGATGTCGCAGGTAAAGAAGGCAAAATGAAAGCTATGGGATTAGATTTAAAAAGATCAGATACTCCTGTGTTTGTACAAGACTTTTTAAGTGAATTATTATTAATGGTACTAACAGGTAAAACTGAAGAAGAAGTTTTAAAAGCAATTACAGATTTTAGAGCAGAATTTAAAGCAAAACCAGGTTGGGAAAAAGGATCTCCAAAAAGAGCAAACAATGTTACAGACTATTGGGAAAAAGAAAAGAAACAAGGCAGAGCAAATATGCCAGGACACGTTAGAGCAAGTATCAATTGGAACAACTGTAAACAAATGTATGGGGACAAATATTCTTTGCCAATTACAGATGGTGCAAAAGTAATTGTATGTAAACTTAAAAATAATCCATTAAACTATACAAGTATTGCATATCCTACAGATGAATTACGTATTCCAGAATGGTTTAAAGAGATGCCATTTGATTCTGAAGCTATGGAACAAGCAATATTAGATCAAAAAATAGATAACTTAATAGGTGTATTAAAATGGGACGTACAAAGTACTGAAACCAGCAATACATTTAACAAATTATTTAAATTTTAAATACTACTATGTTGAGTATTGAAGAAATAAAACTATTAATAGAAAAATTAAAAAAAGTCAAAAAAGAAGATTTACAAAAATTAATAGACAGCAATCTTAAAATTTTAGAAGATCTTGCATTATCCATTGATGCAAATAACAGTGAAGAAATTAATAGATTAGATAAAACTGAAGAGTGGTATAGACTCGATCTCGAAAATAAAAGACAAAAGCCTACTATTACTCCATTAGTATATAAAAGTGTACAAAGTAAAATATTTCAATTTGCAAAAACTAACATTTATAACAGTTTAGAAATAGGACCTGGTTCAGGTATGTTCTCTAAAGAATTTCGTTCTTGGAGAATGAATTATTTTCTAGATATTTTACCAGAGTTAGAAAGAAAATTAAGAAGAAGATTTAAGCCTCCACATCAAAAATATTTAAAATTTTACCTTACAAGAAATACAGAATGCTCAAATATCCCACAGGGTTCATGCAACCTTGTGTTTAGTTGGGACACTTTTGTATTTTTTACACAACAACATATACAACAATACCTACACGATATTAAAAGAGTATTAATACCGGGTGGTTATTGTTTTATACACTATGCAGATTGCCATTTTGATAAAGATTTACACGAAGCAACACGTGGTTATTGGAACTATAATACCAAAACTGCAATGAAAAAAATTATACAAGATGAAGGCTATGAAGTTATAGAAATGGCACAGTTTAAACCAGGAGCAAATTATTTTATATGCAAAAAACCTGGTAAACAAAATCCTGCTGTGTATAAAATTGATGAAATCGCACTTGATTAAAATCTAAATATACTATACAATATAAACATTATGATAGATATCTTGAAAGACATTGTCAAACACACGCATGGTTTGGGATTTTTAGATCTTGTTAAAATTACTGGTGACAGTAAAGAAACTGGCATTGATTCAATGGCAGAAGACAGATCAGTTATCTTGCAAGGATCTTTTCACAAACCACAAACAGAAATGGACGGAACTTTTGGTATGCCACAATTAGGCAAACTAGATATCCATTTAAAATGTCCAGAGTATAAAGAAAAAGCAAAAATAACTGTATTGAAAGGTACTAGAAATGGTGCTGACGTTCCTACAGGAATTCACTTTGAAAACGAAAA